AACTATTTAAAGCTTGCCATACAACGCCAGCACCTTCAACCGCATGAAGCAATCGACCTTGAAACCATATTCCGACATGGTGAGGTCTGCTTGCTTGTGATAATAGGATCACATCAAAATCTTGCTGGCTTTCTACTTCTCGCCAGTTTTTATATTCATCACTTGATTGAAAAGCGTGCCTAACCTCTAATGGTTTTAAAGCATCTACATTGCAAAAAGGTATTTCGATATTTTTTTCTGTTTTGTAAATACTTCTTACAAGTCCCCAGCAATCAAAAGCATCAGGCCCTTGTGCACCATTTACCCACGGCTTGCCAATGTAATTAGTAATAATCATGTCGCAATCAAAGCTGGGAATCGAGTTGCATCATATAACGTAGCAGGGAAAGCTTTGTTAATAAAATCACCGAATGAAGCCCTTGCAGTAATTCTAAAAATATCAGCTTCAACTGTTCTCACAGTCAAAGTTAATGGTGGGTTCATCTGCGGCTCACTTGGGTCGTTTGACAAATAAGGTCTGTATGTCATCTGAATTAAATCGGCTGAGTTTGCCGCTAAATCCATATATCCCAAAATTTCACGGCTGACGTTATCAATTGCAATTGTTACCTCAGGCAATGATCCACTTGAATCAACATCAGGTGGCACAAAATCAAAGGCAAAGGCAGTAAACGTAACTGCCTCGCTTGGATTTTCAGGTGCGGTAGGCTCTAATGTTCCCACAAAGTCTTGTTGATCATGCACAACGCGCAATGGTTGAGTAAAGGCAGGATGTCTAAACTCCAATGTATGCAAAATAACTTGCCCAGCAGGTGCGGTTGCGTAAGCTTCCTCAATCGCTTCTGTTAATGTGTTCGGCATTATCTCTCTCGCACTTCCAATTTTCCCGACACGCGCCAAAAATCGGCAGATGCCATCATATCTTCGTAAGGTGAATTAAATCTGCAATCGTAAGTATCTAATCCGTCGCCAATGTCGATTTGCATTTCAAACCAATCAGCACCAAGTCCAATTGTATTATAAAAAAAGTCTTTAAAGGTAATCATTTGTGCGGAGTTAAACACCCATTGCACCGACCTGTATTGCGGAGTTGCAGTAAATCGTTGACGTTGCCTTGCGTAACCTGAATCGAAGTCAGTACGAATAAAAGCTTGTTCTTGCGTTCCTGAATAATCCGCAATGTTTGGTAAAGGTAATGTACTAGGAAAAACTGCCATGTTATGCCCCTGCCGCTCTGTTTAATCCATAACGACGTTCAATAGTAGGTGCAATACCAGCACCACGATAAATGTTACGCCCCATAATTGATTCAACCTGCTCAACAATCACCTCAATGCTAATGTTGCCGTTAGCATCGGTATTTTTTTCAACACTTGTGCGCGTTCCTGCCGCTTCGTGAATGTTGACGTTTACAGTAGGTGTGCCAATTTGCGCTTTTACGCCTAAATCACCACCAATGCGCGACAATGGTAAAATAGCCTCAGGGCCAGCTTCACCCATCACACCTAAGCTACCAGTGCCGTAGGTAAAAGGTGTAGCGCCTGAAACAACCCCACCAGTTGCAAACGCTTTAACGCCTGACTGATCAAATACATTGCCTTTTGCGCTAAATAATTTAGTGCCAATAAATCCACCAAAGCTTTCTGCCGCATTGTCGATAATTGAATCAACACCTTTCATTAATGGGTCAGTAATAAACTTGCGAGTAATAAGCCTTTGAATGTCATTAGCAAGACCAGCAAGCACCCCTGAAAACTTCTGCCCATCAATTACAGCCTGCTCAAACGCACTGCTAAATACCGCACCAAGTTCTTTCATAAAGCCCTTAGTTTCGTTAATTTTTTCGTTTGTTTTGCCAAACAGATTGCTTTGAGCCTCTAAGTATTCTTTTAATGAAATTTCGCCAGCTTCGTATGCTTGGTTTAAAATCTCAACGTCTTTTTGCGACTGTTTAAGTTGCTGGTTAGCCGCACCAGCATTGGTTTGCCCTAACAATTCTTTTAGTCTTTTTTGACGCGCAGTTAAGTCCTCAATGATTTTTGCACCTTGCTCATTGGTTTTAACAATGTTGATTTGATTTTTTAGGTACTCTTTCATTGCTGGATCAAGGTTTGTAAATGATGCCAATTGCTCATCAAGCGTAACGCTTAATGCTTTGTTAGGTTGAATTGCGTCATTGATCTTTTGAATAAATGCGGCTAAGTTTTTAGTTGTTTCAGCATACGGATTTTCAGGTATTGTTTTATCTGCTGGCGCACTAATTCCGCCCCTGCCATCGGGGGTTGGCCTTGCAGGTGGCGCAACAGGCATTTTTTTAAGCAACCCCTCTAAAATTGCACGTTCTTTTGCAATCTCTTGCCCATTACGTTTAATTGAATCTCGTAGCGATTTTCCAGCCCAATCAAGGCCAAACAAATCAATTGGCGGTTTTGTATAAGCGCCAGTAGATAATTTTTTGTTAGCACTATCAATTTCAGTTTGTAACTCAGCAATTCTGTTTACTGACTTTTCAACACTTGGAGTTAATCCCTGATTTAATGCAATTGCAATACCAGCTACACTGCCAGCAATTAATCCAAAACCTTTTGAAAGCCCCAAAATTGTAGTGACCGCTTTTGATGCCGCTAAAGCACCTAAAGCAATTGTTAGCAAATCGGTATATTTAGTTAGCTGATCTACATTGTCGGTAGCAACTTTTAAAAATCCAGCAAAGTTTTCTAATAATCCAGTGCTTTCAATAAATGAAATTCCAACAACGCCAAGCCTTTGTTTTAAGACATCTAGCTGATCATTGAATTGAGCCGCTTGAGGGGCAAACTTAGCTTGCTGGATAGCATAGGCTTCCGATGCTTTAATTGAGGCCTCTAGCTGTCCGCGACCTTCTGCCAAAATAACATAAAACTCTTGGTAGCTTTTTCCTAATACTTGAGCAAGCTGATTATTAAGTTTTGTGCGGTCTGTGCTTTTTTCTACAGCATCAGCTAATTGCAAAAAGCCCTCGATAGGGTCTTTAGTGGTAACGCCTAATTCTTTAAGCGCGTTTGAAATCTCTTTATTGCCGCCTTCGGCTTGACCAATTGATCGTTGCAATTTATTAAGGCCAGCACCTAAAGCCTCAATGCTGGTATCAGATTGTTTTGCAATTAGTTCAAGTGATGCAAGGTCTTTGACTGCAACGCCAGTGCGGATTGACAAATCGTTTAATGCGTCTGACGCATCAACGACTGACTTAGTCCATCCAACAAAAACACCAGCACTTAGTAAAGGTAACATCCCTTTAAGCGTGCCAGTAACATCAACGGCAGTGCTTTTAAAGCCTTTTAGTGATTTTTCAGCGCGTCCAGTATCAGTGACAAAACTGCCAGTTTTCATGAGTAAATCAATGACAATGCTACCTGCCGCCATAATTTTAACCTTTCACTGGTGGAGTTATCCCTAATGCTTTAAATGTGTTTATGTCGGCTTCATTAAAGTCGCCATCGTAAACCTCAGGCTGTAACCAATCTAACGCTTTTTTGGTTTCAGTTCCCATACTTGAAGCAATAAGCGCGGCAGGTTTGTAATATCTGCTGAAATCATCAAACGGATAAAGTTTGTAGTATTCAACCCACTGCAAAAACTCTTTTTGCGTCATTGACGCTTGAAGTTCCTGCACTGTCCTGCCACCTAAAGCTAAGGCTAGAGTGTGCCAAAACCAATCAGCACCCCTAGCCTTTATGCGTTTTTTGCTTCTGCCCCAAAGCCATTAACTTGCATAATGGCATTTGTAATTGCGGTGGTTGCCGCAATGTTGAGTTTCAATGCTTGTTTGAAATCAAGTGCAGGTTTGCCAGTTTCATCACAAAGTGAAAGTGCAATTAGTCTTGCAGTGCTTTCAGCTTTGGTGTTGTCATCCTCAGATTGTTCAGCCATTAAATACTTGCGAAAATCCACGTGCGACAATTCTTTAAAATATAGTTCATGTTTTGAACCGTCTGGCAATTCTACTTCTTTTTTTACTACCTTATCACTAACAAATAGTGAATCGTTAAGCATTTTAAACCCCTAGTTAGTCGTTAAAAGTCCATGTTACTGCACCACTACGTTGCAATGTCAATGTGCCTCGTACAATTTCATTTGTAGCAATATCAATGTTTACGTCTGAAATGTAAGCAATAAATTGAGCACTTGTACGCAATGTTGGCGGTACAAATTCATCAATTGAATTGAGTGTAGGTTGATTTGTGCCGTCAGATAAACCGATAAGCCAATCTAAGTTATTGCCAGCTTCTTTCAAATCAAACAAGATTTGATGTGATGCTTGAGTTGGGTCAAAGTTAAATGGCACTGAAACTTGGCCTGGATTTGCTAAACCTTGAACGTAAGTACGCTCATTGTTACCCAAACAAGTAGTGTCGATCTGATCAGTTGCACCGCCTAAACCTGTAATGCCAGTTGGGCAAGCAAATTTTACGATTGCATCTACGTTAATTAAAAATAGTTCTGTACCTTGTGTTTTTACGCTCATGTTAAGCCCCTAAATTAAAACAAGTTGTTATCGAGTGTACCACCAATCCAACTGCAAAGCAATTCGATAGAGCTTTGTGTCGGGTTCGCGCTCATTCACTGGATAGCCAGTTATATGGGCAACGGCTTCAAGTGCCGATCTCACCGCGTCAGCTAATGCTTCTATGCCAACTGGCGACTGGTGGTAGCAGTCAACTTGAATTGTTATTGAATCAATGCTTGGTGCATTGCTCAAATTGTTATCAGGCAATCCGCCTATGACTTCCCACACCACATAAGGTTTAGCAGTGTCTTGCACAGCTTCACCGAATGGGTAGCATCTGTTTCCAATAATATTGGTCACAGCACTAGAATCCATTAAAACTGCATATAGTGGTGGTAGCATTATTTTTTCCCTAGCATTTTTTGGGTAACTCGTTCAATCTCTTTTAGCAACGCATCTCTTGCAACCGCAATTGCCTGATCACCTTTGCTTAATAAAGCAGGTCTAAGCCACGGCTTCTTTTGCATTTTTGATGTGCCATACTCTAAAAATCTGCCATAAAACTGCGGACTTTCTACAGTGTAAGTTTTTCCTACTCTGCGTTTTCTGACGTTTTCTTTTGTGTTGGCATATTTTCTTTTTTCTCTAGGTAGCCAAACCATGTAACGCTCACCTAATGAACCGCCCATGTATTTGCCACGTCCGACAGTTACCGCTTTTTCTAATGATCCAGTACTTTTTGTAGGTCTGCCATCTTTGTTAGGCTCTAACACAATGTTGCGAATATTCTTTTGTGCTTCTTTTTGAATAACTACAGCCGCTTTGCGTAATGCTTTTTTTACAGGCCCGCCTCGTTTTGAAACAACCTCAGGCGGCAAATTTTTAAGCATATCAAGTACGCCATCAATTCCGCTAATTTCAACGTCAACACGATTCATTATAACTCTTGGTTCTGATCACGCTCTAAACCGAAAGCATTGCCGTCAAAATCAAACATTTCGCTTTGGTCTTGATCATCACCTTCGGCAAGTGCTGAAATAAGCGTATCAAGCTTTGATTCAATCCGATCAAGCTTGTTAAGTAACAAATCTAGTTTATCAGCCATCATTAAAGCCCGAATCACACAAAATAGTTAAATGACGCTCTAAAGTAGGGTCAGGCAAAATAGCTAGAATATTATAAAACGTGCCATTATGCACAATTCTCATTGCAGGTTTTAATCCATCAAGTTTGCGGATTGTAATACGTGTGCTTACACCAGCTTGCACTGCTTGAGCCGCAATAAACTCTCGACCTGATAACGGCACAATGCTTGCAGGTTCACTTTTAGTTAAAATTGAAGTCCAACTAGCCACTCGTGCGCCAGTGTTAGAATCAATAACGTAGGTAAGTTCCTGTATATCAATTCTATGACGTAATCTGTAAGCGATCATCATGCGCCAATATCCAATCGTAGCGGTTGCCATAAATTTAAAGCGGCATCACGATAAGCATTTCGCTTTTCTGGGTCGCCATCATAATCAGCCTGCACCATGAGCACTACGCCATTAAATACGTTTGGTGGCAAATCCATAATTTGACTTTGAGCATCACCATCGGCATCTAAGTTTAAAAATTGAGCACACTCATAGCTTGCGCTATCAATTAAGCGTTTTAATAGCTTATCGTCATCATCATGTGTAATTCTTAACGCTTCTTTAACGTCAGTAAGAAAACTCATTTTTCGCCCTCAATTCTTTTGTGATGCTCTAGCATTTCACGATGAGCAAGCCATTTAAAAACAATGTTAATAATAAGACCAATGACACCTATGCACAAGCCACCTAATGCGGCAAATTCGTTAGCGGTTAATCCAAAAAATACAGCACCGCCAGCACCACCATAGCTTATTTTTGCAGAAGCCGCCGCAATAGTTTCTTTATCCATAAAAGCCTCGTTCTTTAATATTCAATAATGACAACGCCACCAATGCCACCACCACCAGCATAAGCAGTTGCGCTAATCAATCCACCAGCATCACCACCAACCCCAGCACCATATTCAGCAGTTTTTGAATATGCAATTGCAGTGGCATTATCACGATCTTGCCCAGTTCCAGCAACTTCATAAGGTAACGGATTTGCTTTTGCTCCACTACGAATTGCAGTACCACTTGAAACAGTGCCAGTACCGCTTGCGCCAGCAGTAACGCCACTTGCACCAGCACCACCAGTAGCAGATAAAATTGAGCCGAATGATGTATCTCCACCATTGCCACCTGTTGATGTTCCGCTTCCACCAGCACCACCTGCACCGCCAGCACCTACTGTTACAGTATATGAACCGCTAAGGCCAGTTACTATTGCAATTGCAACGCCACCATTGCCACCAAACGCACCGCAATCCACTGACGGAGTTTTGTTTCCTGATCCACCGCCACCACCACCAACAACGGTAATTTTTGCTTTAGTAACGCCTGTAGGCACGTTCCATGTTGTGCTTGCAGTGATAATATCCATGTTACTAAATCCACCGCCACTGGCAGGCATATTTTTCCATAGCGAGCCAATGCGCGTCAAAACATCATTTTCTTGCGGGTCTGTAATTAAAACGTCGTGCAGTTCGTTTAGTTCCCATCCATTATTGATAGTAACGAAAACCTCACCACTGGAAGCATTAACTTTAATTACATAACCTAGGTGAACTAAATGAGCAGGTTGAGTTGGTTTTGTTGCAGTAAATTGACCAGCAGTTTGTGATAGGTAAATGGCATCGCCAGCAGTAAAGCTAGATGTATCAAGCCCCCTTACAAATCCAAAAGTTGTAATAAAACCTTCTGCACCGTTAGCAATATCCTCTGTTGCAATACCTAGTGTTCGTGATGATGAGCTTTCGCTATCGGCATCAGCTAACGCAACGCTAGGTCTTTGACCTTGAGCACCAATAACAGAAACGACTGATCCGTTTGTAATTGTTGATCCAGTGCCGTTATAGCATAAAGTAACAATCTCTTGCCCAAGTTGCAGGTTTACATCATTATCAAGATTGATTGACGGCGTTTTGTTGCCTTCATCCCAGTACATTGCACCGACAGCAGTTGGTATTGTAGTTGGGGTTAGATCAAATCCAACACTGTTAGTATTTTGAATATTTCCGTCATTATCAACGCTAACTGTTGAATCCTGTATTAATTTTCCAGTTGTGCCATCAAAGCGAGCAATAGCATTATCGGTAGAAGCACTTGGCCCAGTGACATCGCCACTAGCACCAAGTGAATCACCGCTATGCAGTTCCTCAATTGAACCGCCATAAATAACTAATGCTTTTTTAATAGCCATAAAAAACCTTATGCTAAAACGATAGGGTCATTGCTTTGGAAGTTAATAGCAGTTGCGCTAGTTGCAAAACCAACACGTTGCACCACGTTGCCTGATCCTGACGGTGCTGTGCTTGTTGCCGCACCAGCAGTTGTTGATAGGAATACAGGGCCAGCAGTTTGACCACTTACTGACGAGTTTTGACCTTCAAAATATACAGTAGCATTGCCACCTGATAAAACGCTTGAAAGCACAAAGCCATGAGCCTCTTTACCAGCAGTAGTAGCATCAGCTTTACGTGCTTTTGCAGTGCCTGAATCATTCCAAATGTTTACTAAATCACCAGCCGCTAAAGCCTCAGAAGTAACAACGATCACTGCGTCATCACCAAAGCCAGCAGGCATCATGGTCACATCTAAGCGACCTGCGCCATCTAAAGCCGCCAATTTACCTGCATCACTTGCGCCAGCAGATTCATCTACAGAATTGACGATTGTTGAATCAAGCACGCCATCTTCGTTTAAAGCAACAATTTTGCCAGCATCACCAGCACCAGCAGATGCTTGCAATGCGGCTTCCTCTGTAATAGTACCTGCATTATTTTTTAAAAATTTATTACCAGCCATGATAGCCCCCTCAAATTAAAAAGATAGGTTCCCGAATATTCACAAACAATTTAGTCGGAGTGATCGGGAAGCCCACGACTAACGAAAAATCAGCCACGCTTGATGTTGGTACAGTTTGCGTTAAAGTTCCATTTACAGATAAAAATATTGGCAAACCTAAAGTCCAATTCCAAGTAGGCTCTGTAAACTCGCCACAAACAGCAACATCTACACTGCCGCCACTGCTTGCCGCATTTAACGTCATACCAAAAACAAGGTTGGCATGAGCAGAATTTGAAGCATCAGCATAAATGACAGTGTTATTATTAGTTGGCGATTGAGCAACGATTCTATGACCACCCAAAGCACTGCCAGCAGTCATAGTAACAACGGTGTTACTATCACCAGCATCGCCTTTATCACCTTTGTCGCCTTTTGGCCCTTGTGGGCCTCGTGCATTTACTTCAACAATGTCACGTACTGGTTGAATGACCTCAACGACTTGCGTTGGCGTTTCAGTAACGACAATTGTTTCTGTAGTTTCGACAACGGTAATTTGTTGATCGGGCATTATCGAGTAACCTCGCGGCTAATATCAACTGAACCCTGAATTAGTCGGGTAACAACGCCAGCAAGTTCTAACTCCAAGTCGTAACGACCTCTGCGGATCTCAATGTCATCAGTGGAATTTGCGCCAATTGTAATGTCGATAGAGCCAGCAGTGCCACCAAGCACAATGCCGTCACCGCTAGCACTTGTAAGGCTAATAACTGGGTCTGTATCATAGTTTTGTCGGATTTGCATACGGGCTGAATAGCCAGTGATGTCGATAGGTGCGCCTTCGTCGTCTTTCCACACGATAGACAGCTCAAATGTTGCGCCTTGTTCAATTAGTAAATCGTAGTCAGCCGCCGCCATAGTTGCACCCTCATTTTTTGATTATTTTACAGCATTTTTTTAATTAAATATATGTGGGCACCCAAGATTTTTTCACTGCAAACGGTCTTGGTTGACCATGAAAACAAACCACTTTAGCACCTTGTGGTACACCCATCTTGCAATGCACTTTGTAACTCACTACCTGATCGGGTAAAACATCCTGCCATTTTTGTGCATCACCTATAAAGTCTTGCAAAAAACCTTGATCACCCCATTTTTTAGGGTTATTGCAAGTCATCATGTGCAAATTAGGGTCTTTTTTAAAAGCATCCCATATTCTTTGCTTATCTTGTTGGGCAATATACATTAGCCCCGATCCCATTCTGCTTGGCTTGTAAAAATCTTTTAACACGGTAGTTTTGCCCACATTAAGCAAATCATCTATGTTGCCAACGATAACAGTATCTAAATCTAAGTAAAACAAGTCGCCTTCAATAGAATTGCTAAATAATTCCATCTTAGCCCACCAGCCTCGCCAATTAAACTTGAGCGGAACCGTCAAAACGCCATTTATTTTTGTATCTGATAGACACACCAAGCTAGGCACTTGTTTTGCCAGCCATTCAACATGGCTTGCGTTGTAATCACCACCCGATCGTAAAACACAAACAATTGTAGGTTTATTCATTCAAGGCAGTTTCTAAATCCATTTTTTCAAACATATCGAGTGCCGTATAACGTGTTGCGTTAATAATTTGCGTATCACCAGCATTTTTTGCTAATTCTGCAAATTTTGCGTACCACTTATCAATTGCTTTTGCGTTTCCTAATCCTTTTGGGTGATCACCATGCCAATGAGCCTTGTTATCTGTTTTTTGGCAGTCATACCCTAGTAGGATAATTTTTTGCACTCCATTTTTAATGGCTAATGCAATACAAGCCGCACCACTGTTAGCATGCCCATTAATATGTGGTATGCAAGTAACACGATAGCGAGGGTCTTGCTTATTGTTGCTAAATCGCTCACCTTTAAAAACTTTCTGTACGTCATCTGCGTACATTTTCCACCAGCTTTGATCCATTGCAAACAATCCGTCTGCCCATGGCGCAATCTGATAACTTGTATTTGTGACTATAACGCCTTTGTTTTTCTGCGTTTGGTCGGTTTTTTCTCGCCATTCTCTAACGAGGTCAACGTCTGCTCTGGTAAGGCTAGGTCCACTGGCGATGCAGACAACGGTGTGCCAGCGACCATTGAGGGGTGGTCACGCATTACCTTTGTTTGGTAAGGCTCTGCCAATCCTTGCTCAATGTAAAATTGCGCTTTGTGATCTGGTAAATCAATTACTGTGTCGCGTACTAATCGACCTTTTCGGTCATCAAATACAGCTTTTGCAGTTATGTTTATTTTCATTATGAGAAAGCGAGGGCTTTCGCCCCCGCCATCCTTTCATCTACTAAGCAGTGAAATTGCCGTATAAAATACCGCTTGGACGCTCAACACCTAAGCCCAAACGTTCTTCTGCACGGATAGTTACCAAGTTGTTTGTAAAGTCAGCATTTACATAACCCATTTCAACAACTGCGCCAGCGCGTGTGTACAACGCTGTTGAAGTATTGATAGAGCCAACTAGGAACTTGCCAACTGCCATGTGGTTGCTTGGAACTACGCGTAGGCCGAAAATGTTAGGTTGAACTGGTTGACCAGCTACGCCCATCAAGTACATGCCTGTTGCGCCGCTTTCGCGTGCAATTTCCATAGCACCCCAATCAGCAGGGTTAACGATCACTGTGTCAGGTGTGTTACCTGTTGCCCACAATGCCCATTTAGCACGATTGATTGCATCTACCAAATTATCGCCTGATGTTGCAGTGTAAGCAGTAAAGTTACCGCTGTCTGTCAAGCCTGATAAGTTAGGTGATGTGCCATTGCCGTTAAGCAATTGAGCATCAATGCGTTGAGCCAAGCCATCACGCAAGCGTGTGTCAATGTAAGCTGTAATCGCTGGTGCGTCTGCCAATAATTGGTTAGAAACTTTAATCCAGTGTGCAACTGTTTTTACGTTAACAGTATATGGCTCAAATGTGATGTCAGATTCAGGTTTAGCCGCGCCTTCTGAAACTTCTGCCGCATCGTTAGTCCATGAAGCCTCACGTAAGCTATCAATTGCATTTGAGCTTACTGGGATTGAACTAAACAATTGACGGATAGTTAATGGTAGGTAGTTACCAGCAATTACGCCACTGTTTTGTGCTGGCAATACTGTGTTGCCGTTGCCAATTACAGTGTTTTTAACGTCAAGGCGTACTTTTTCTACGTTACCAGCTACCAATTGCTTGAATTGTTCTGATTTTACAAATTCAGCACCAGCAGAAAGCAAAATTGTAGATTCTTGTTTTACTGAATCCATTTTTTGCGCTAATTCAGTGATAGAAGCATCAAATTTTTCTGCCAAAGCTTTGACTTCTGCTTTAGCTTCAACTGATACCTTACCCGATTCAGCCAATTGGCCTTCAAATTTTTCCATTGCTTGGTCAAGTGCTTGACCTTGAGCATCTAATAAACTTTTAATTTCTAAGTCCATGTTAAACCCCTTTTAATTTATTAATGTTAGCCAATAATGCGGCCTTAATTGCGTCGTTTGTTTCGCTAGTTTCTGCAATTTTCTCTTGTTCACCAAGAGCAATGGCCTTAATGCGCGCTACTAGCGCAGTCGCATCTGACCGTGAGAAGTTCCCTGCATCACGCAGGATAGCTTCGACTTCTTTCAAGCTTTCAGCTTGTTTAATGTTTGATTTGACTTCATCAATTTGCGCGGCAATGTCTGCTGGGCTTTCAACCACGCTAATTTCAACAAGATCAATTTCATATAAATCCATTCCGCCTGTGGTATTTTCTGCACCACGAACTACGCGGTAGCCAATTGACAATCCGCCAATCGAGCCATGTTTAAGGCTTGCGTAAACATCTTGAGCCAATGAATGGTTTGGAGTTAGCGAACCTTCAACGTAAAGGCCTTTTTCGTCCTCAACGATAGTAAGCCATTTGCCAATTACGTCGCCATAGTGGTTCCAACGCATTTGCACTGGGCGCTTACGATTTTCTAAGGTATTCGCATACGCACCCTTGATAATTGTATCGCCATAGGCATCAACACCGCCCCAAACGCTGGCATAACCGCTAAAAATTCCCTCTTTATCAGAAGTGAATTTAACGTCGATTTGATCAATTTGTAGTAGTTTGTGTTGCATTTGCTTCCCCTAGTTTATCAATAGGTGTCATGTTTACCTGTGAAAGTAATGTATCACCACCAGCCACACGTGGCAAACCTTCCATTGTTCTAGCTTCGTTTGGCGTCATAATTGTGCCAGCCACACCAGTTCGGTAGGCATCCAAGCGAGATTTGAAGTCACTGCGTAGTAAACCTTCAAAATCAAACTCAAATTCGTATTCTGCTGATTCAGATCTGCTAAATAAGCCAGTATTTACAGCAATTTCGTAGCGTTCTAAATATGGACGCAGGTTTAATTTATAAAAACCTGAAACCAATTGCTCAATGCCTGATCCCCAAGCAGTTGAACCGCTTGTGTCATTTACTAAAATGCTTGGCACTCCAAACCAGCGGCAAATTTCCTCAAGTTGGAACTTGCGACTAGCTAATAATTCAATGTCTTGCGGTGAAAGGCTAACCTGCTCAAATTTCATGCCATTTTCAAGCACAAGCAAGCGTTCATCAGTACCAGTGGTCAAGGTTGAGAAGTTTTCACGAACTTGAGCACGCTGTTCAGGGGTTAATAGTCGATCCATTGACAGCACGCCCGACGGTTTACCGCCATTTTGGTAAATCTTAGTTACTGTTTTTTCAGCCGCTTGAGCAATGCCAATGATGTTTCTACCAAAAGCAAGTGGGCTTTTGCCCACAATTGCATTGCCATAAAGCTTAACATGCCACACAGATTCGCTTGAAAGCACATCAACGTTTGTGCCGTCCGTGTATTCATACACTACCGAGCCGTCGGGTAACAGTGAAGGCAATACCTGAGCTGACATCAATGGCAATAATGATTTGATCTCACCATTTACGCGAGTAATTTTTGCGTAAGCATTGCCATGCAAGGCAAGGTTTAGCGTCATTGTTTCAAAAAACTCTAATTTGTTTTGGTAACGGTTAGGTTTATAAGCCATCAACTTGGCAAACCAAAAGTCATTTGCTAACTCTCGGCCATTATCTGTTTTTCGGTAAACATTGACTGGCAAGCTTGAAACTGTTTCGCTTAATAATTTGACACAAGCCCAAACTGCTGAAACTTGCAGGGCTGTTTCCTCGGTAACTGGCAAAGCTGACGCTGTTTCGTATGCACTAGGGGCAGTGTTTTGAACTCCAGCGGTTCTAATTGTTCCACCGCCTAACCAACCCCACAAGTTTTGCCAAAATGCCATAGTTAAACCCCTATCGGTTTCATAATGTAGTCGTTAAATGCTTCTGCATCGCTCATTTCAGAATTGAACGCTACGCCAAACGCCATTGCCATTGCTACTAATCCGTCAATTCTGCCATTTGCTTTTGACTTGTCTAGCTTTCTATTGCCTGCCGCATCCTTTTGAATGATCGCGTTTGCCGCGCACATTGTTAAGACTGGGTGATTGTTATGGGCAATTCTGCCGTTGAGCAGTTCAGCTTCTAACGCATCAATAGCTGGTGACATGTCTTTAAAGCCTTGCCCCCACTCTTGCAAAGGCAATTCAACTTGTAAGTTTGCAAATTCTTTCTTTAAAATATCCATTCGCCAGCGATCATACGCAATGGCCTGAATATTTAAGTTGCTCATAATGGCAACAATGTCTTGCGCTACGTTTTCGTAATCAACTGTCTTGCCAGCAGTGGTGTGCATGTAACCTTGCTTCACCCAAACGTCATAAGGCTGTCGATCTCTTTTGGCTCTATCCATCAATCCCTGTTCGGGAGTCCAAAAATGAGGGACTACGTGCCATATTCCGTTAATTTTTGCAATTATTACAAGCGCAGTTAAGTCGGTACGCGCAGATAAATCAAGTCCAGCATACACTGTAACGCTACCAAAATCAAGTAGTTTGCCACCGCAACTGAGCCATGTGTCGCGTGAAATAAATGGCGAAACTGTTGAAACACGTTGGTTTAGGCACAGGTTTCTAAATGTATTTTCCGAGCTAGGCATCCGACTTGCTTGCTTTGCTTGCTCTTGTAGGTCATCTAATGATCTAAATGTACCCAAAGCAGGGTTAGCCGCTTTCCACGCATCCTCGTCTAGCACGTCTGCCTCTTTTTCTGCCGCATACAAGTGACAAACAATGCGAGGGTCTTGCGAGTTGGTTGCGTCATCAATCCAAATGCTTAGTAGGTCGCCATCACTTGCCGCTTGAGTTGAGATTGTAATAAGCAGGGGCGATTCGTGAGCACCTTGAGCAGTTGTAATGGCATCAATAAAATCGTCTTGTGGGCCTTTAACCTGTCCGACTTCATCCAAAATGCCAAGAATAGGTGATAAACCATGAGCAGTCTTGCCTTCGGCACTAAGTGCACGATATTCCACATTCATAGGCAACCCCATTAGCATCTTTTTTGAGGGTATTGGTCTAACGATGCTAGATAGCTGGGGTGACAACATCACCATTTTGTAGGCATAGTTAAAAACCTGCGACGCTTGCTCTCGACTTCTTGCCCCTGACACAATTTGACTATTCTGTTTTGCCTCAGGCCCGACTAGGTGCGCTAACATGATCCCAGCAATTAAACCTGTCTTGCCATTTTTACGAGCAATGCTCAATATGGCATTTTTAGTACCATGCTGATTATCATAAACATCCTTAATAAAATCCTTTTGAAACTTGTCTAGCTTCATCGGTTGACCGACAAGCCAGCCCTCAGGTACTTTGCAAAAGCTTTCAATAAAGGCAATTACTTTTTCGCCTCTAGTTAATTTTTGTACGTTAATCATTAGTGGGCATTACTCGGCATCGCAATAAGCGATTCTAAGCCAAACGACTGCATCTTGTTCAGCGTGTCTTGATTTTTCATGCCATCAGCATTTAATGTTCTCGGATCTGTATCGGTTTGATTCAATGACATGCTACGAATAATGGCAAGCTGTTGCCTTTGCAATGTATCGACAACACGAAGCAACGGATTTTCGACTAGGGTTTCGCGCTTGTTTTTAATTACTGGCCCACTTTTATCAAGCGTCAATTGTATTTTACGGATGTCAGCTTCTAATCGAACTGCCTTTGCCAAAAT